CCATGTTATAACTCAGCAATTACGCTGAATAAACATGAACTAACCATTTGAAACTTATGCGTGAACGTAGTCAGTCGACAATCGTCGCTTCAAGCGATGTAAACTGGTCCAGAGCCGATGGGCTTACTGGCACATATGTAGGGGGTAACCCCTCATACTACGGCACGATGTCCAAAATATCGGACATTAGCGACAAAAGTAAGCATGCTTTCAAGCCATGCATACATATGTCGTATGAAGCAGAGGTTTCGCCCTTCAGCACTGTTGATGATAATAGTGGTGACCCTACTCAATGGATTACTTATCCAGGAAGACAGGGTTTCCATTACGGTCAGCACCTTCCGGGGACCTTCAGTGGAGCAGATAATTATATCTCTGTTACACCTAGGTCTACAGATGATATATCGGATTGTGTGTTTAATGCATACAATACGTATATCAATAGCTTCAGGGCGCTTGATGCTAGTCAGAGCATTGCAGAGTTGGGAGAAACTCCCCATCTGTTCAATGTATGGCAACGCAGACGTGGTTTGGCTTCTAACCTTGTGAATGGTTTTCTTAACTATTCATTCGGGTGGAAGCCTGTGCTTAATGACCTTAGGGCTATAGCACAAGAACTACGTCAGTTTCCTTCGTCTGTACGAAAGAGACTACATCGGATAGGTGATGGAAAGATAACGAGGCATTATAGCTTCGATTATTCTTCTACCGTCACCTCCCCCTCGGCCGTTTACAGCCAAGGTGGTGTACTGCCCAATCCCGGGTCGTATTACCGCAGTTATGATACTGATGTAAACAAATCGAGACGCAAGATTATTGTCACCTTGCGGGCTAGTGCTAAGCCTAAGCTTAGTGGAAGCGGTCAGGATCTCCTAAATAAATTAGGGGCTCTTGGTCTCATTCCATCACTAGCAACTGTCTGGGCGGTCACGTCGCGTAGCTTCATGATCGACTGGTTCTATAACATTGGTGGTGCTATCGAGAATCTTCAAGGTTCTCTAACCCACGACATCTCTGATGTCGAGGTCTGCGTCACCGATACTAGGGAGCGTGAGTTACGCTACCTATTCGATACAGGTCCAACACATCGTGTGTTGGAAGTTGGGCGTGAGAAGCAGCGGTTATTTCTTAGGTCTATACCTGGGAGTTTACCGCTATATGTTCCTCAGCTCAAACTGCCTCGAAATGTAATGCAATACGTCCTTCTCGGACTGGTAGCATTATCGAGTACGGATCAGGGGCGCAGGCTCCTACGTACTCCAGATCGATACACTAATCCCCTTGATAGGAGATTAGATCGTATCGAGGCGGCAGCACGCAAGTGGCTGACCACTCGGGTTCCTGTCGGGCGCTAATGTTAGCGTATCCGTCAGGTTCCTGTAACATGTCCCGTCCTGGACTCTTATGGACAAAGCTTGGTCGAGCTATTTCGACCTCTCTCCATAGATTATGGAATCCAGTAACAACGATGAATACAACCATCACCCTAAACAGTAAGGTCTTCAATAAAACGAAGTCCCCTACTCCCACGTCTGTCGTCCTTGTGACGCGCAGTCGTGGAGACACGCTCCCAGACGTGTTGACGGTCTCCCACAAGGAGTCCGCCAACCCCGTCGAAGCAGGCAGCATCGATACCCGTTCACTCATTCGAATCGATCGCACTTATGATAGTGGATCTGGTACGATGAAGACGGTCTCATGGATGCTTCAATCAGTGATTCCGGATGATGCAGACGCGACTAATATCGCGGCTGCTTTAGCCGATCTCACTGATTTCATGGCCTCGGCGATCACGTTGCGTTCGGCGAATATCGCCATCGTAACGAATCACGAAGTCGCGTAATTGAAATATTACGCGTAGGAACCATAATAGATAGACAACCGCCCATGGGGGCTTAATCAGCGTATATACAATGAAAAAGTCCACAACAGTGGAAGTCACATATAGTTCTTATTCCGGTGATATTTATATCGCCGATGATAAGACGTTCAGTTGGCTGAGCGCCAAGATATGCTATTCGCTTGCTGAAAGGCATGCGTTTAGCTATGTTCTTGACTGCTTAGGCGACTGTCGTACGCCATTGCGGGTTCTTGTGACGGAGGCTGACTTAAAGTCGCCTTCTAACTTGATTGCCGCGGTGGTAGTACTGGTTGGGGTTGCAGCTGGTAGAGAACAGCATTTAGCTGTTGTCGATAGCCTAAATCCCAACTCCCATATGGGTCGCTACAAAGCGACCTCTATTCGAAACCTGATGCGATTAGAAATCGTAGCAGGGCCTGATGATTTGGACAGTCTCTTGCGAGACTGGCCAAATTAGTGTCATAACTGCGGTGATAATCCTATATAGGAGAGTTGTATGAATATACAGACAATATATAATCGCCTGCAAAACGACACATCCAACATTCTGAGCTTTCCGCTCCGATTGGATGTCTCTAGGGCTTCTCTATATGAGAAGTGCTGGAGGGACACGCTAGTGTTACTTGAAGGGCTTGGTCTAGTCGACCATGTCATTCACTTGACAACCCTCGATGGCGAGGGACTCTGCTATGACAGTTATTATGATGCTCCCCCTTACGGGACGAACGTTATAGTGATTGTTACCGGGATGCCTCCGAACGCGACTTTGTCGCTTCATTTGGAGGTGCCTTCAGAGTTAGTAGGTCTGATGCTAAGGTTCCTCGGTACTCGCTCTGCGAGTATCTTGCGCACTATGCGTCAGATATGTCTGTTCACGTATAAAAGTAAGTCACATGAAGTTACAAAAGAACAGGAAACGGCAGCAATTGAAGGATTTCGCAGTAGAAATACTGCGTGTTCTTCTCTTACTTCTTCAGTCTATAGGCAAAAAGCCTTAGGACGGGATGATAAGAGCTGCGTACTTAAACTAGCACGTTTATTGGCGGGCATGGTTACCGACCGTTGCGACTTCCGGAATATCCGGCCGTCACATGGTCCTGGTGCTGTGTCTGATGCCAAGCGTGGCTACGATAAGTGGTCCAAGTTAGACTCGGGTACTACTCGTCTTTGTGACAAGTTTTACCCTATGTCTGATTGGAACGTTCCTACTCCGGACTTGTTTGATCCCAAGTCGGCGAGATACACCCATAGTGTGTGTAAGCTCGCTATTGTCCCAAAAGATAAACGGGGTCCTCGCATTATCTGCACCCAGCCAGTTGGCTTGATGTGGATTCAGCAAGGGCAGCTCCGTTCTCTCAATAAGGCAATAGAGTCCTCTGCTATCCTAAAAACTAACCGTCTTATCAACGGGGAGTTCGGGCAGTCGATTAAATTCGACGATCAGACCCAGAACGGTAGTCTCGCTCTTGAGTCCTCACGGACTCGAGAGTTCGCAACTATCGATCTAAAGGATGCTAGCGATCTAATCAGCTGGGGACTAGTGCAGTACCTTTTTAATAAGGATACTGTTAAGTTCCTGGCTGCTTCGAGAGCAATGCACGTCAGAGTACCGGGTAACGAGCTCGTAAAGTTACACATGTTCGCCCCTATGGGGAGTGCTATGTGTTTCCCAGTCGAGTCGCTGGTATTCTGGTGCGTGGCCGCTGCGGCTACGTACGTGCAGAGGGGTGTAACATACGATTATCTTAGGGGGGGCGCTTCGAAGTTTCTTCGAAGCAATCTCTCTGAGGTTTTCGTTTTTGGTGATGACGTGCTTGTACGACGTGAGTCGTGCAAGTTCGTCTGTGAATGTTTTGAATATTTAGGTTTTAAACCTAATTATAACAAGACGTTTGCGGAGGGATTCTATAGAGAATCCTGTGGTGTGGATGCTTACTTAGGCGAGCGACTTGATATCGCTCGTCTTCAGTGTCCTACCCTCACCAGTATGTCGGAAGCCTATGCTACGATTGACCTTGCAAACAGGTCACGTGGTTTAGGCTTGTCTAGCCTCGCTGATTACCTAGAGGCGAACGTCGAATCCTACTTAGGATTCGGTGTTGCCGCCGGTTTAACCGGTGGTAGCCTCTGGGCGCGTGGTTGGCCGTGCGATGAACAAGGAGCTGATATAGCTCTCAGATGGAATATGCAACACAACAAGA